TTTAGCGGTTACAACAAACCAAAACGAACACCAGGCAAATCTAAAAAGTTTGCTGTTCTTGCAAAGCAAGGTGATAAGACAAGACTCATTCGCTTTGGTGATCCCAACATGACAATCAAGAAAGACCAGCCGAAAAGGCGTAAGTCATTTAGAGCGAGACATAAATGCGATACAAGTCCACCAAGCAAACTAACAGCAAGATATTGGAGTTGTAAAAAATGGTAAAGAAAACTAAAAAAAAGAAAGGACCAGTTCCTACTAACCCAGCACTATACGCAAGTGTAAAAGCTGCGGCTAAAAGAAAGTTTGATGTATACCCTAGTGCTTATGCTAATGCCTGGCTTGTAAGAGAATACAAAAAGAAAGGCGGCGGATATAGAAATGGCTAGAGATACTGACGGCCTAACTAAATGGTTTAAAGAAAATTGGGTTGACATAGGCTCTAAAAAGAAAGGTGGAGGCTATGAAAAGTGTGGTAGAAAGTCTGCCAAAGGTTCAAAAAGAAAATACCCAAAATGTGTTCCAGCTTCTAAAGCTGCATCAATGACAGCTGCGCAAAAGCGTAGTGCAGTCAAAAGAAAAAGAGCGAAAGCACAGGGCGTAGGCGGTAAACCTACAAACGTAAAAACCATAATCAAAAAAAGGAAGAAGTAATGCCTTATAAAAAATATTCACCAAAACAAAAAAAATTAGCTGCGGTAGCTAAACCAAGAAAAAAAATTACTGCTGCTGATTTCAAAAAGTTAAGAAAGAAAAAGAAGTAATAAATGAATGATGTCGTAGTTCTTATTACTGAACTAGGATTTCCTATAGCCGCAGCAATCGGTTTAGGAATGTTTGTTTGGAAACTTATCAACAGAATCATTGACGGTATGGAGACTAAACTTGATACCGTTGATGATAAAGTCAACACATCCCTCACAGCCATGGAAGAACGTCTTGGCACAAAACTAGACACACAGCATGGTATTTTAGTAGCATTAATAGATAGAGTTAGATCTTTAGATAATGAAATCATTAGACAAGATACTATGATTAAAACTATGTTGGGAGTGCCACAACTTATAGATACTAATAAAATATCTAAAGCGAGGAGAAATGACAAAAGAAAAGACTGAACAAGAAAAAGACTTAATTTGTAAAATTATGGTTGGTATTGGTTTATTTTTGATTATTGCTATTTTTATAGAAAACATAAAAGCTGATGAAATGGTACATAAATTTAAGTCGCCATCCTTCTCTGGAATAGGAACTTCTGCACACTATTTAACTATAGAAAACCAACAGTTCAATCGTAAGATGACAATCAAGCAAGAACTAAAAGCTTTACAAGATGAAATAGAAAGAGATAAAGAAAATACCACCCTTGCAAGATTTATTAGAAACCTTGAGTCAAGAATCTATGCACAACTATCACGACAGCTTGTAGAAAATTTATTTGGTGAAACACCAAGCGATAGTGGTGTTTTGAGTTTAGAAGGTAATACTATAGAGTATAATGTTGTAGACGGTATCATAACTTTAAACATAACAGACTCAGATGGTAATACGACAACTATATCCCTTCCTATTGGTAGCTTTACTTTCTAGCTGCGCAATAATAATAGATCCGTTAGACAATAACTTACCACCCATACAAAAGATAGAAAAACCTGAGATAGGCACATTGCTTGTGCCTGAACTTGCAAATATACAATCAGCAAATAAAAAAAACCCAGTTGTTGCTATATATACAGGTGGTTTTACAGACCAAACAGGGCAAAGAAGAAGTAATAGTTCTTACGCAACCTTTTCATCTGCGGTAACACAAGCACCAGACGCATACCTTATAAGAGCCTTAAAACACGCAGGTAGTAACAAAGATGGTTTCTTTGATGTGGTTGAGCGCGTTGGTTTAGATAACGTAACCAAAGAACGTCAAATCATAAGAAGTGCTAGACAACAAAACAAAGACAAGCAGAAGCTTCCAGATTTATTGTTCGCAGGTTTGATAATGCAGGGTGGCGTGATATCATACGAAAGTAATGTAAAGTCTGGCGGTGCTGGTGCTAGATACTTAGGCATTGGAATGTCTAGGCAATACAAGCAAGACACCGTAACCATATCTTTACGAACTGTATCTGTAAGTACAGGTAGAGTGTTACTAGAAGTATTAGTAACGAAAACAATATTAAGTGCATCTATCGATCAAGATGTTTTTCGTTTTATTACTGACAGCACCGAACTAGTAGAAATAGAAAACGGTTTAGTCAGAAACGAGTCAATCAATATAGCACTTCAGACAGCAATAGAAACTGCTGTGTTACAAACAATTAAAGAAGGAACAACCAGAGGATATTGGAATATAAATGAAGAAATTAAAACTATTGATTGCGATGATGATTGTGTCGCCTCTATACGCGGCTGATAACGAAATATACATTGACCAAAGCGGATCTACAGCAAACATTGATTTAGAACAATTAGGTAACTCAAACATTATTGGTGGACTTAATTCTGTTGCAGGAACACTTACAGCATTAGATTTAGATGGTCTAAACTTAACACTAGATATTAATCAAATAGGTAATAGCAACAAATTCTTAGGAGATATTCTTGGTGATAATATTACAGGTTTCTTTGAGTTTGACGGAGATAGCAACACCTTTACTATACAAGGCGATCCTACAGATACTTACGGTATCGATAGCTCAGACTATAATGTAGATGTAACTGGTAGTTCTAACACCTTTACATTAGATACAGGCACAAGCGCATTAGCTGGAACATTAGACCTAGATTGGATTATTAACGGCGACAGCAACACTTTTGATTTTGATATAAACTATGATAGTGCTACTAACTATGTTGATGTAGATGGGGATAGCAATACAGTAAACTTTACAGGAAGCGGATATGCAGACGGATATTTCTATCTTGACCACACAGGAAACAGTAGAACATTCAATATCATACAATCATCAACCTTGGTTTCTGATTGGTTGCAAATTTATTCTACTGGTTCTAACGGCACTATTTGTGTCACTCAGAACGACGGCGGAACAAGCACCAGCTGTTGATGTAGGAAACATATCTGAATTAACTGGCGAAGCTAGTGTTGTTAGAGATAAGCCTTATAGTGCTGAACTAGCATTTAACATTCAACAAAACGATGAAGCTATAACAACCGATGGTCGTATGGCTATTAGGTTTTTAGACGACTCACAAGTAAAACTAACCGAACATTCGCAACTTACCATAGACGAATACATCTTTGACCCTAACCCTAGTAAATCTAAAATGGCTATTACTTTTGGTTTAGGCACAGCCAGGTTTATTACTGGTAGTCTGAATAAGATAGATAAAAACAATATAGATCTTAAAACTCCTACGGCAAACATAGCAATTAGAGGAACAGACTTTACAGTTACTGTAGATGAAATAGGTCGTAGCTTGTTAATTTTATTACCTGATATCAATGGTTTAAGTAGCGGTGAGATAGTTGTCACTACAGCTATGGGAACAGTTACACTTAACAAACCTTACGAAGCTACAACAGTAGATGTATTTGAAAAGTCACCTACACCGCCTGTAATCTTAGACTTAACCTTAGACCTTATAGACAATATGCTTATTGTTAATCCACCAAAAAAAGAGGTGGTTATAGAAGAAACTACACAAACACAAAAGAAAAACATACTGGATTTCAATGACTTAGACATAGATTACTTAGAAGAAGATTTTTTAGATTCAGAAAAAGAACTAGAGTTTACAGAGTTAGATATAAATTATCTTGATGTAAACTTCTTAGAAGATTTGCTAGATGTTATAGATGCGCTACAAGAAATAAAACAAGAGGATCAACTAGCGCAAGACGCTACATCTACAAACATAGTTGGCACACAGCTAGGGCAAGACTTACAAACACAAATAACATCTTTTGTAACAGGCGAAGTATTAACGCTTATGCGTAGTGTTAGCGATACTGCTAGAGTAGATATAGATTCTTCTGGTAGTTATACTGTTATCTTTATACAAGACGGAACATCAAACATTGTAAAGATAAACGGTGGTTCTAGCAGCACTATCAAAATCACTCAAAGTAATTAATGAAGCGACTACTATTCACCATACTTATAATACTAGGATTGCCTTTAGTATTCCAAAGCACGCCTACAGAGATACTAAAACTAAAAGTCTTTGATTATCTTGTGCCTGAACAAGAACCATCTGGTTATTTTACTATTCTTAACATAACCGAAGAAGATATTGACGCAGAGGGTGGTTGGCCTATACCAAGACAAAGACTAGGAGAAATACATAAACAAATTATAGATGCTGGTGCATTAGGTGTAGGTTGGGTTGTTAGTTTTCCGCATCCAGATAGATTTGGCGGTGATGAATTTTTTGCAGACTCTCTTGCTTATGGTACATCTATTTTGGCTTCATTTGAATACCCAAATCAAATATACCCAAAAACTGTTGGTACGGTAATCAAAGGTCCTGATGTTGGTGGTATGCTAGCAAAGGGTGTGGTACAGAATACTCACAACCTCAGAAGAAACTATATACAAGAAGGTATATCTGCTGCACCCACCGATCTTGATAATCTAGTCAGACGCATACCACTACTACTTAGAACACCAGATGGTTATGTTAGTTCCTTTGGCACAGAGGTGTTGAAAAGTTTAGTAGGTGCAAAAACTTACATCATTACAACTAATGACATTGGTATACAAGAAATATCTGTCAGAGGATTGCCACCAATCAAAACAGACAGTCTTGGTCGTAAATGGATTAGTTGGGTAGATACACCGCAAACTAATTTACAAGAACTAGATGTTGCTAATAAATTTGTATTTGTCGGTATAACTGCTCCAGGTATCATGCCACAAGTTGCAACACCGACTGGATTATTAGAGCCACATAAAATTCAAGCTGCATTATCTGAGTCAATACTCATAGAAAACTCTCCAAGGATTCCAGATTGGTCATTAGCAGCCGAAATTTTGATTTTCGGAATTTTTGTGTCGCTGACATGGCTCACAATCAATTATCTCAATGTAGTTAAGGGTCTAAGTATAGCTGTAATTTTGCTTTTCACCACAGGCTTCTCAGGAGTTTTTAGCGTTCAGAAAGGCATTTTGTTAGACTTTTCGTGGACTTTTATCTCACAAATCATAACTTCTACTGTTGCCTTCTATGTAAACTACAAAAAGCAATATAAATTGCGTCAACAAATCAAAAAACAGTTTGAACATTATTTAGATCCAAGACAAATAAAACGATTACAAGATAATCCTGACTTATTAAAACTTGGTGGTGAGAAAAAAGAAGCAACATTTTTATTTACAGATGTTAGAGGTTTTACATCTTTGTCAGAAAAACTAGCACCAGAAGAAGTAACTAAGATTATGAACAAAGCTTTGACCATACAATCAGATGCTGTGCAAAAACATGGCGGCATGGTAGATAAATATATTGGTGATGCAATGATGGCTATATTTAATGCACCCATAGATTTAGATGACCATAGAAGCAAAGCTGTAGAAACTGCCATAGAAATAAAAGAAAACATGAAGAAAGCAGACCTAGGCATAGATATAGGCATAGGTATAAATACTGGCACAGCTGTAATTGGTAACATGGGTAGTGATACAAGATTTGATTATTCTGCTATTGGTGACTGCGTAAATACAGCAGCAAGACTAGAATCTGCAACAAAAGAAGTAGGAAAAGATATATTGATTGGTTATTCTACTGCCATAAATTGTAAATTTAAGTTAAAATTATTGAAACCGATAAGTGTTAAGGGCAAAAGCCAAAAACTATCGATATATACAATACAGGAGTAAACATTATGCCAATGGTAGGAAAAAAGAAATACTCATACACTAAAGCTGGTATGAAGAAAGCCAAAGCAGCTGCAAAGAAAGCTGGTAAAAAAGTGTCATACAAAAAGAAAAAATGATTGACAAACTTATAGGTCCAGTAAGCGACATAGTTGGCAAGCTAGTTCCTGATAAGGACTTACAAGCAAAACTAAACCATGAACTTAAAACCGAACTACATAAAGCGAATATGGCTCAGATTGAAATTAATAAAATTGAAGCTGGTCATAAATCTATATTCGTTAGCGGATGGAGACCGTTTGTGGGCTGGACTTGTTCTATTGCTATGCTTTATCACTTTTTGCTTCAGCCTATCATCGTCTTTGCACTCTCAGCATCTGGAGTATCTTTTGTATTACCATCCTTTGACATGGGATCGTTAATGACTGTATTAATGGGTATGTTAGGACTTGGTGGTTTGAGAACTTTTGAAAAAACTAAAGGAGTTGCAAGAAAATGAGTTGGGATAACTTTAAATTAGAAGAGTTTGCTTGTAAGCATTGTGGCGAAAATAAAATAGAACATGAGCTTATAGATAAACTACAAGCACTTAGAACTGACTGTGGTTTTCCATTTAAGATAACAAGTGGTTTTAGATGTGCAGACCATCCTATAGAAAAAAATAAATCAAAGCCAGGCACACACGCACTAGGTTTAGCAGCTGATATAGGTGTCAGAGGTAAACAAGCATTAGAAATTATATCTAAAGCTACAGATTATGGCTTTACTGGTATTGGTGTAAACCAAAAAGGTAATGCGAGGTTTATACACTTAGATATATCTAAAGACTCACAAGGTCGACCAAGACCACATATTTGGAGTTATTGATGGAGTTTGATGGCATGATGTTTTGGAACATAATTATGACATTGGTATTTGCTCCAATAATTCATGGTATAAGAAGCAACGCGACAGAATTAAAAAGAGTTGATATACTACTCAATAAGACCCGTGAAGAAGTAGCAAGAAACTATGTTACTAAAGAAGAATTTGCAATAAGCATAGATAGGGTTATAGATCGTTTAGACAAGCTAGACGCAAAGATGGACAAGTTAATTACAGGTTAATATGGCAATAGGTATACCAAACATAAACATAGATGCAGACGCATTAGCAGGACTTACACGAGGTTTAAATCTGCCACCTAATATACCAGCAATACAAGGCCCTGTATTAGGTCCTGATGATTTTGGTAGTTATAGAATACCAGCTTCAGATCCTACATTCCGTTCTGGTTTTGACTATGCACGTTCTATAGCAGGTGGTATACCAATGGAGCAAGTCATTGCACCAGGCGTAAGTTATTCTCCAGAAATGCCAGGTGGTTATACACAAGCACAATTAAATACACCTGTTGGTACAACTCCAGTTGAACCACCCCCAACACAAGAACCAGATGATCCTAGCTTTTTAGGTACAGGTATTGGTGGCGTAAGAATACCAGTAGATAGAGATATGAAGATGCCACCACTTAGAGATATATTTGGTGGTCAAAGAGATACTTCGTCTTTAGAAAACTTAATGAATATAGGTAAACTGTTTAGTGGTGGTATAGACCAAGAAGCTATAGATAGAATAGTACAAGAACGAATTGCAGAAAGGATGCCTACTATAGAACAACCAGACTTATCACAATTTGTAAGAAGAGAAGACTTACCAACGTTTGAACAACCTGATTTAACTGGTTTTGCAAGATTAGAAGATATACCTGAAATACCAACAAGAGAAGATTTCTTATCTATAGCTAGAGAAGGAATAGATATACCAATGCCTCAACAACCTGATGTATCTCAGTTTGTAACACAAGAAGATATTAATAAAGCTATTGCTGGTATTGATATACCAACTTATCAATCTCCTGATTTATCTGGTATTGATACAAGATTAGCAGATTTAGAGAAAGGATTATTAAGTTTACAAGAGCCTACAGGCGGTAGATTTTCTGTACAACAACAAAGACCAATGGGGTTATTTGCATAATGTCAGTATCACATGAAGAAGTAGTTAAAGCTGCACAAGCTGAACAAATATTAACAAGTGATGTTTTTAAAGAAGCAATAGAAAATCTTAAAAACGAATATATAACTCATTGGTTAAACTCACGGGATATAGCAGATGTAACTGCTAGAGAAGATATCCACAGATCATTATTACTATTACCAGAGGTTGAAAGACATCTGCGTATCATTGCAGAGAAAGGTAAGCTAACAAAAGCTAATATAAACAAGATTAGAAAAATCGGTTAAAACTTCCCTTTTCCCACATTATTAAGCT